TTAATGAACATTCGTCGCCGAAAACGAGTCTGTATCATTAGCGTGATGCAGTCTCTGCAAAGGATCTTGTTGATAAAATTGGCAGAAACGTTGCCACAATGAAGGGAAACGAGGAGCAAAAAGTTCTGGGGCGCTAAAGAAATATTCAGAAAGTACGGCAAAACATTCAGCAGGATCGCTGGCAGCATAAGCATCAATGCTCGCCGCATTCTCGCCAACTAATTCGATTTCTTCCTGAATGTTGTTCATTGCAGCATGAAGATCGTGTTCCCAGCCAGCAACCTCACGCAACGGAATAAAGGGAACTCCGCTGGCGCGATCGCCGTTACGGGTGTCCAGCTTATGAGCGACTTCATGAATAATCAGGTTAAAACCAGAAGCATCAAAAGAATCTTGTATATCCAACCAGTTCAAAACGATAGGCCCTTGCTGCCAGCTCTGACCTGACTGAACAATACGTTGGTTATGCACCAGACCGATATCGTCTTCCCATTCATCATCGACCACAAATGGCGCAGGATAAATTAAGACTTCATGAAAACCATCCAGCCATTCCAGTCCTAACTCCAGAACGGGTAGGCAAAATAGAAGTGCTATCCGGCAGCTTCTTAATGAATCCAGTTCAAAGCTCTGTAAAGGAACAAGCCGCTTTTGCTGTAAAAAACGTTCGGCAAGAGTGACTAATTTGCTTTGTTCCTGTTCCGTCAGACACGTTAAAAGGGGGATCGATAGTGCTTCCTGCCAGGGAAGGGCAGTTTGATGTGCTGATTCTTGTACTTTCCAGGGCCACTTAATCATCGTTTTGCTCGCAAACTCGTCACTTGAACAAAATTGCACGGACAGGGACTGTTAAAATGCCAAATTTCTTGGCATCATGGCAACCATCTGAACGGAGAGATGCCGGAGCGGCTGAACGGACCGGTCTCGAAAACCGGAGTGGGGGCAACTCCACCGGGGGTTCAAATCCCCCTCTCTCCGCCAAAATTCAATCAATTATACATCATTAAGTCAGTGACAAAAATCACACTTGGAATTACTTGGAATATTTTCTTGGAATATTTTCAGGTAACGGGACATCAAGTGTCGGTGAAACTTTAACCTTCCTGTCATAGATTAGCACTTGCCCCTCGGTTTTGTGACCAGAGAAAAGTTGCTTATCCCGACTGCTTCCTTCATAGTCTGAAATTCCTTTCGCCTTCAGATCATGAAAGGTGAAGTCGGTTAAAATACCTGAAATTTTGCCTGCGCGATTTCTTGCTTCTACCCACATTTCGTTAAAGCCTTTGTACATATATCGGTTGCCGTATTGATTGCTGATTACATAGGCGGATGTTGGTAACTGTTTTGCTTTTTCGATCGCCGCCTGTAATCGTGGACTCCATGCTTTTATCTGTTTTTTTCCTGTTTTCCCTTGCTGGATAAAGATCCCGTCGTTTCCAATCTGCTCCCATTTCAGCGATAACACATCGGAAACCCTCGCTGCACACAGATAGGCAATTTCCATTGCGATAAAAACAGGAAGAGGTGCAACGCTTAATACTGCCTGGTATTCTTTGTCGGTTACATATCGTTCGCGGTTTTTGGCCTTGAATTTACTTACACCTGCACATGGGTTAGCCTTCACGTACCCTCGCTCATACCCCCAACTGTAAACGCGGGACATACTGCTTTTTTCATGGTTGGCTTGCGTTTTACTCTGTTCCCCTCTCTTGTCCATGTATCGACGGATGTGTTCTGGTTTTATGGAATCTGCCGGCACCTTACCGAATACGGCAAGCAACTTTTTTTGATGTTGCAGATAATCTTTTTGTGTTCTTGGACTGAGGTCACTGTAATAGGCGCTGGCGAGGAATTTTTCCCACAAGCGACCGAATGTCATTGCACGATCGCGATTATTTACAGTTTCCTCATACTTTTTCCATAAAGCAGCTAAACCATCCTTGATGGCGGTTAGTGTTACAGATTCTCTGGATGTTGGTTTCCATACATAACTATATTTATTTGGGTATACATTTGGAGGTAATTTTTCGTGTTCAGGATTTTTCCTTCGTCTTCCCATCAGATCGCACCAAAATTCGGCTCTACCTCGCGTGGTGGTAAAGTTTTATTGCAGGTAAATAGATCCCGGCTGACAATCGGTTTGCCACTACGATTGGTATAGAACGGAAGCCCGTTTTCCATTAACCATTTTCGCTGGTGGCTTGCATATTTGCAGCCCGTTAATATTAGCAATTCATCTTCGGTTAAAAATAAGCTGCTCATAGCTATATCTCATAACCGCCGCTAACTATATACGGTTAGCGGCAATTAGGGTTGAACATTAAAAATCAGCCTGACTCGGGATCAGTTTTTGCCAGATAGCTGAAACGTATTTTGCCTGGTAACGAGCGTCATCAAGTGCATTATGGCGCTCACCTTCGAATGGAATAGCCGTTCTGGCATCGAAGTCTATGGCTTTCCCCAGCTCAACGATTGTGCGTACATCGCGATCGTTGTAGTAACGCCACGGGCAGGGGATCCCCTGCCGTTCGTATGAACGGCGCAAAATCGTGTTGTCGAAGTTGGCTCCATTTCCCCAGACCTGAACAAAAAATTCACCGGAGTTTTCGTCGATAAATTCCCGCAATTGTAACAGTGCATCATCTAACGGGATTTCATCGGTCATAATGGCAGATTGCGCTTCGCGTGATTGCTTAAGCCACCATTTAATGGTGTCCCGATCAATGACTCCGCCAGCAGTTTCCAGATCGATAGTCTTACTAAATTCGGGTCCCATATCTCCGGTTTGCGGATCGAAAAATATTGCACCTATTGAGATGATCGGGGCATCAGGATTTTTTCCCATGGTTTCAAGGTCGATCATTAGATGGTCACACGTCCTGCTGGTGGATGTGATTTCGTGATGACCATTCACCGTAATTAAGGGATCTGCCGTCTCGCCAGTTTTACTATCGCTGGCGTGGTCCTGAGCGCTGCCAGCATTCTCCTTGTGTGGATGTTCAGCGCCTTCCATTTCCTCCGGATCATTTTCCTGAACTTCAACCTGATTCTCTTCATCGAATGTTTTCTGGTATGTTGCGTCGTCCATCACCGCGCCACAATCAGGGCAGTTGCCGCCACCGCTCTGACCGCAGGCGGTGCAGACTTTTTCCGGTTCCTGTTGCGCTACTGGTTCGGATTGTTTCGTTTCTGGCTCGTTTTGTAACGCATTTGGGCTGTTTTGTTCCGCTTTTTGGTCGTTCCGTTCCGATTCATGCTGGTTCTGGTTCACAGAATCGCGAGTCTGGATCCCCTTGACCCATTTCGGATCATTAGGGTCGCTAATCCCCTCAACAAATTCACCACGCGATACAGCAAGTAACTTATCGGCGTCAGGCTGGCTGATATTGGCTGCCTGCATAATTTTGTTTACTTCGTCAGCGGTGACTTTTACTTGGTTAGCGGAACTCACCTGCGACTGAGCATCCAGCGACTGCGCGTTCTGGCAATGTTCAGTTGTATCCGGTTCCATTGTTTCAGTTGTTGCCTGTTCACCTGCCATTGCGTCAGATGGTTGTGGTTTTTCTTCTTCTGTTTCACGCTCAGTAACCACCTCGCGGTTAATTTTTTCCAGGATATCTTTTTCCGGCGTATGCCGGGCAGCTGTGAGAGTTTCCTTGCTGGGGTTCTCGTGATCAGTTTCCGTCAAATAGGCGTTGATATACCCCTGAAGGCGTCCCGGGTAGTGATAAAATTCAGGGGGTGCGCTTCGGATAAGTGCAAAAATAGCGGCGCGGGAATAGTCCAGAATACCCGGGGTTGCACGAAGTGCTGCGGACCATTCTTTGAACGGACTTTCTTTTTTCAGGACTACTTCTTTTGCGCGACGATAAACGCTGCCCGGAATTTCATAAATATTAAAATCCATCGGAAGTGTGGCTGCTGCAATCTCCACATCCAGTGTGTCGAGGGTGTGTACTAAATTCGGATTGCGATCGGTTTTGTTCCCACCGCCAGCATTAGCACCGGAAGCCGTGCGGGTGATGCGTGAAACACGATTTCCTTTCATCCACTCTTTTGTCAGCAGACCCCGATCAGTGTAGTCAGCGTCCAGGTATGCTTCGAAAAAAGCAGTTATTAGTCCCAGGTCTGAATTACCAGGATTAGGGAAAACTTTGTCAGTGTCACGAACCAGTTTGTGGAGGTCGCGAATCTCCAGCGAGTCGAGTAGACTGGTTTTATGCGAAATAGCCAGGGCAGTAACAGCCGGTAGTTCTTCAGCCCGTGCAATGTGTAATGCCTGGAGTTCGTCGCGTGAAACGTGCGTTACTGGTTTTTCGCTGCCGTGTTGAGCAAGCCAACGAATGGGCAGTTCCTGACCGGAGACAGGTAGAAGCATGCTCTCCTCAATCTCAGTCATGTCTTCGCCGTTGATGTTGGTATTATCAGTGCTGGCTGATTTGTCCTGAACAGAGGGGGAAGGGCCGATAAATGTCATTGTGATGCCATCTTTCCCGCCTTTTTCATAGCGGTTGCAGAATTCAGTATCAAACACGCCTTCTGGCGGAAGGTCGTCAACAACGGGCAAATTGACGCGGACGGGTTTTTTAAAGTCGTCTTCATCATAATCGTTGTCATCCATTGCGGTAATGCAGCGGGAGATTGCAACAGATAATTTTTTTGCTGTAGTCCAGTAAAAACCACCTTTAATTCCTAGGCGTTTTCTTACTTTGACATTTTTTGCTTCGCAATATAGTGCAAATTCTGGTAATGCTGCCAACTTACTGATTTAGTGTATAATGGTGATTTTAAGGTGCTTGCGTGGCTTCCATTTCCATCAGATGTCCTTCCTGCTCCGCTACTGAAGGCGTGGTGCGTAACGGCAAAAGCACTGCCGGACATCAGCGCTATCTCTGCTCTCATTGCCGTAAAACATGGCAACTACAGTTCACTTACACCGCCTCTCAGCCCGGTACGCACCAGAAAATCATTGATATGGCCATGAATGGCGTCGGATGTCGCGCCAGTGCACGCATTATGGGCGTTGGCCTCAACACGGTTTTACGTCACTTAAAAAACTCAGGCCGCAGTCGGTAACCTCGCGCATACAACCGGGCAGTGATGTGATTGTCTGCGCTGAAATGGACGAACATTGGGGCTACGTCGGTGCTAAATCACGTCAGCGCTGGCTGTTTTACGCGTATGACAGGATACGGAGGACGGTATGACAGGATACGGAGGACGGTTGTGGCGCACGTCTTCGGTGAACGCACTCTGGCCACACTGGAGCGTCTTCTGAGCCTGCTGTCGGCCTTTGAGGTCGTGGTATGGATGACGGATGGCTGGCCGCTGTATGAATCACGCCTGAAGGGAAAGCTGCACGTTATCAGCAAGCGTTACACTCAGCGCATTGAGCGACATAATCTGAATCTGAGACAACATCTGGCAAGGCTGGGACGGAAGTCACTGTCGTTCTCAAAATCGGTGGAGCTGCATGACAAGGTCATCGGGCATTATCTGAACATAAAACACTATCAGTAAGTTGGAGTCATTACCCAAATTCTTCTTTATCAGTGCTCATTATTGATAAACCTCATCACAGATTTAAGGGTGAACAAATCTCTGCCATTGCTGACATATAAGAATGAAACTGGATATTTATTACGGTGCTGTTTTAAAATCCTGCCGGGATTTCGTTATTATCCTGGTGAATAACTTTATCGACCGGATAACAGTTGCCTGGAATTTTCTGTTCGGTTGCTGCTGCCATACATTCCTGCATTGTTCTGTGAACACTGACTGCAATATCAACTGGCTCTCCGGAAACAAGAAAAACCGTCAGAATAAGTGCAAATACTGGATTCATTGTGCACATCCTTTTGGCATCAGACGTAAACGGGCCAGCATTGAAACAATGCATACTTTATTTAATAACTCCCGTTCGTGTTTTCTTTTGTTAATGGCCTCTTCAGTAAATACAGGATTACTGATAGTGACACCAATTTCAAAACAACCTTCAGACGTATTAACGTTTGGTAATAACGTTTTCATTATCGCGCCCTCAACAATGAGTTTTGTGATGCGGTGCCTGGTGCCTCCAGGTGACGTTAACCAGTTAACAATTAACGCCGGATACAGAGAATCCACCCATAACACTGTTTTTGGTTTTAACTGTTCCGCGTGCGCTTAGCCGCATTCACCGCATCACAAAATTCACTTTAAAAAGGGCGGCAGAGCAGTCACGGAGTAAAACTGATACCGCCAAACGTCACCAGAAAATTGATAACAGAGGGCGTTGCAGCGGGGTTGTCACTTAAGCGTATGGTCAACCTGACAACCCGGTGTCCTCAACGGGGGAAGGAATAACCCCGCCATACTTACCGCCGCGCCATTTCGCGGATTGCCACAACCGGAAGCGCACGGTCGACGAAAATTTAACGACAGGCTATCTATGAACCAGCTACCTCGCCGTGCGCTTTCGCGTTATGGTCTGACTTTTCAGGGAAATATCCTTTCAGTAAACTGTCAGTGCCGGATGCTCACCCGTGTCCGGCGCACGCACTCCACCTCACCCGTGGAGAACTCCTTAATTACTAACCTTAGCTTTGTTGATTAGCTACTAACGCGGGTATGTAATCATTCTGGCAATGCTTAATGCCGCTGCTTTTTCCAGATTGGTGATATCCTGCTCCAGAGCGGACAGATTTTCAGCCTGCTTAGCCCTGGCTTCATTAGCCCATTTCAGATCCTGCGCTGCATTAATTTTCTGGCGCATCCACTCATAAAGTTCATCATCGGTATAGTCTGGCGCGATGATGACGGGTTCTCGTTTCTGCACGCTGATTCCTCGCGGTGCTGTTTCGCTTATCAGCCGTTAGATTTTGCCGAACTGGAAAGCGCCTGTTTAAATTCGCTGAAGCTGAGAGCTTCTTCGCCTTCGGCAAGGCCTTCGAAGTATTCTTCGTAAGCCTTTTCCATGATTGTGTCGAAATCCATATCACCCACCTGAATTTCTTTTCAGCCAGCGACGCGCTCCAGATTCGGTTTTAAACGTTTTGCTTTTGGTATACGTCATTGCGGTGAAGGTGCCGTCCTGGTTGGGAAACACGCCGTACACCAGAGATTCGTTGTTGCCAAGATCGATAGTATCCATGCTGACCTCATTTCCCCTTAACGCCGGGGTAGCGGAACAAAAACCTGCTGCATAGTTATTAAAGTTGAACCCTGCCGTCATGTTCTTACGCCTCGGGCTGGCTACTTAACTCCTGACCACTGCCTGGTAACTCGAAGTATTGCCCTGCATTCTGTGGGGCGGGGTGGGTGGCAGGTATATAATGTACTTTGCGTTCATTGTTGTAAGGTGCTTTTAGTACATTTTGTGTGTAAAAAAATGAGATGGGATAAAGTGAAGCACAAACCCGGAGGAAGGCGCTACCGGATTTATGCTGGTTTAAGAGGCTTTTTGTTTTTTCTTTCGTGCTAACTCTTCGTAAATTGCATTGTACTTCTGTTTTTTCTCTTCAAGAGTTTTTAAAAGTTCATCTGTCTCACTGTCAGGGAGCTCGTCCAGAAGGTCAATGATGATTTTTTGTCTTGGATTTAACTCCTGATAGAAACGTACCTGTCCACTTTCTTCTGTATCCTCTCCCAAAAGATAGGTTGGTGTTGTTCCTATTAGTGTTGCTAATTCCCTTAATTTCTCCCGGCGAGGAATTGTTTCGCCATTAAACCATTTGCTAACCGCTTTTGGTGTTAATTTCATTCGACGGGCAATTTCTGCCTGCCTTCCATGTTGTTCATAACCAGCGTTTTCACAGGCTAGCGCAAGCCTACTGGCGAACTCTTTACGCGCTTTATCTTCATGAACCATAAGTTCAATGATATTCGCTCTTGAATGTACTGTCAGTTCTGTTATGGCGTGTGCTCAAAGTTCACATTGTGAGGGTGATATGAACCAGAAAACACTTGAAGATGTAATCAAAACTGTTCGCGTTGCTGTTGTGGCCGACGTTTGTGGTGTCAGCCAAAGAGCAATCTATAAATGGATGGATAACGGAAAATTGCCTCGCACAGAATATACCGGCGAAACAAATTACGCTGAAAAAATCGCTCTTGCATCAAACGGATTATTTTCTGCCGATGCAATTTTAACTATTGGCAGGAATAAAACTACTACGAAAAAGCTGATGGGAGTTGATTCATGAAAATCAAGCATGAACACATCCGCATGGCGATGAATGCCTGGGCGCATCCGGACGGCGAAAAAGTACCGGCTGCGAAAATTACCAAAGCGTATTTCGAGCTGGGAATGACGTTCCCGGAACTGTATGACGACAGCCATCCGGAAGCCCTGGCTCGCAATACTCAGAAAATTTTCCGCTGGGTGGAGAAAGACACCCCTGATGCGGTTAAAAAAATTCAGGCGTTGTTACCAGCTATCGAAAAAGCAATGCCACCTCTGCTGGTGGCCCGAATGCGCAGTCATAGCTCAGCCTATTTTCGGGAACTAGTGGAGACGCGGGAACGACTGGTGAGAGACGCTGATGATTTTGTCGCAGTGGCGATCGCTGGTTTCAACCAGATGAATCGTGGTGGCCCTGCAGGAAATATTGTGGCTGTGCATTGACTCGCAATATTCATACCGGATCACTTCCGGCAATTTGTGAGTAAAAAGATTCGGTATCAAAAGAGGTGAGTATGGCTAACGCCTGGCTCAGATTATGGCATGACATGCCAAATGACCCTAAGTGGCGAACAATTGCCAGGGTGTCAGGGCAGCCAATTGCAACAGTGATGGCAGTGTATATCCACCTCCTGGTGAGCGCGTCACGAAATGTCACGCGAGGTCACATTGATGTCACGACAGAAGATTTGGCAAGTGCGCTCGACGTGACAGAAGAGGTAATTGATTCAATTTTGCAGACGATGCAGGGGCGGGTACTTGATGGTGATTTAATCACTGGATGGGAAAAACGCCAGGTGCTTAAAGAGGACAACGGCAATATTTCGCAAACCGCAAAATCTCCTGCAGAGTGCAAGAGGGCGCAGCGAGAGAGGGAAAGAAAGCGGGAACAAAATGGCGATTGTCACGGCGCGTCACGAAATGTCACGCACATGTCACGACGAGTCACGACAGATAAAGATACAGATAAAGATACAGATCAAGAAGATCAAAACACTATGGTCCATGGCGTAAAAAACGCCACGAACCAGGCAGGGGATGTTCAGACCGTCAATCTTGGTCAGCCAGCAGGCACGACACCGGAAGCCGATTCAGCGTATGCGCTGAAAGCCGATTCGGGCGCTGTGCAGCAGGTGATGACCGCAAGGCCGGAGCAATCACACCAACTGCAGCAGCCCGAAGCCGATTCCGCCATTCAGCGGGAAGCCGATCGGGTAGTCCCGGAAAACACCGGGCAGTCTGTGGGACGAGTGGATTATCCGGATGTGTTCGAACAGGTCTGGCGGGAGTACCCGTTGCGTGCCGGAGCAAACCCGAAGAAATCCGCTTTCAGTGCCTGGAAGGCCAGATTACGCGAGGGGGTGCCACCAGAGGCCATGCTGGATGGCGTGAGGCGTTACGCAAGATACTTGGCGGCTACCGGGAAAACGGGAACGGAATTTGTTCAGCGAGCGACGACGTTTTTTGGACCGGACCGGAATTTTGAGAACCCCTGGTTGCTCCCGGTAAGCGGCACGAACAACCAGCGTTGTGTGAATCATATTTCTGAACCGGATAACGAAATTCCGCCGGGCTTCAGGGGGTAAGTGTTAATTTCTGGTCATGAGGTAATTTTCAGGAGGGCTTGTGGCAAAAGTTTTTACACAAGAAGAGCGGGAAAAAATTAAAGGGCAGGTTGTTGAACTCGTACGCCAGAGTGGGCGCGAGACGTTACGACAACTGGAAACTAAAACTGGGGCAACAAGATATCTGATGAGCGTTCTGGCCAGAGAGCTGGTTGCCAGTGGCGATGTATACAACTCTGGTTACGGGTTATTCCCGTCTGAACAGGCGCGTAAGGACTGGCAAAATGCCCGTAAAAAGCTCTCAAGGGCAAAGCCGAAGAAACCATCTGCGGTTGATCCGGACCTAATCTGGTCATTACCAGACGGAGAAATACGCCGCTACGACAGGCGCCTGAATATAATCTGTCGCGAGTGCCGGAAGAGCGAAGCTATGCAGCGTGTACTGGCTTTCTATCAGGGTAATTTTCAGGAGGCGGTACTGTGAGTGAAATTAGCTATCAGGCTTCAATTGCCGCTGGCATTCGCATCAAAGGAGAGGAGCATGGAAATAAAACCAGAGGATTAGTTAAGCAATATCGTTTTATTTCCGATAAAAGAGGATGACCCTCGTAATCAGGTTAATTTTCTTTATGAGCCATCGGAAAGACCATATTGCCATCACGCTTCTGTCCGGGTTGACGAAAAAGAGCGTCAGGTCCGCTGTAAAATCTGCGGTGCAGTTGTGGAGCCATTTGACTGGATGCTCTCTGTGGCGAAAAGAGAAACCAGACTGGCAGATGATGTAAGGCTCTTGCGCCAGGAGGAACGGGAAAGGCGAAAAAATATAGAAAAGCTAATTCAGATTGAGCGTAACGGGAAAGCGCGGATACGCAGGGTGACAAAATCCAAAACTGTTTAGCACTGTTAAAAATTTAATCCTTAACCGGAGGGATTTCTGCACCCTCAGAACAGCAGGAGGCCACCCGAAAGGGCGGTAGTGAAATGCGAAAGTTCAAAATAATTATTGAAACGGGAATGGCTGGTGGAGATTTCGAGGATGAATTCGAAGTGGATGCTGATGCGACGCCTGATGAAATACATGACGAAGCAAAAGATATTTTCTTTAACTACTGCAATTACTCATATCACGAAATAAAAGACGAAGAGGAAGAGCAAAATGGCTGATTTTGGTTCAACTAAATACAACGTCAGTTTTGAAAAATGGCATGAACTGTTAATGGACTATGCAGAGTTACGTGGTGGCAGTGCTGCTGATGCTGAAGCATGGCGTGATGATTATGAAGCAGGAAAAAATCCGGTCGAAGCATATTGTGATGAGTGGGGCGATGAATGAGCGAGATTAATTATCAGGAAGGGTATGAAACGGCGGGGCAAGCAAAACCAGTGGCATGGCGATATCGCTACGTGAAAAAAGGCGTTACGGACTTTCAGGAGAAGTAGTGGTCTGTTGACTGGAAATATGTACCGAAAAAAGAGGATTGTAACGACAGGCCGAACTATCAAATTCAGGCCTTATTCACTGCCTCACCAGCCCTGGTTACATCAGAAGAACTGGTTAAAGCTGTGCACTTTTATGAACAACTAAAACGCGAAAATCCACCAACATCCGGCAACTAAATAGCTGCGCTTAATACCGCTACACTTTTGCCAGTCCATGTTTGCCTCCGGGGAATGGGCTGACGGTTTCCATAAAATGGCGAACTTTTTTCAACAGTTGCCACATTGAGCGGCACTGATGATTACGCGTTATTGTGTCGTGAAGTGCCTGCCATAGCCGTTCAACATGATTCACCCATGGCGAGTAAACCGGCTGATAAATGACCCTGAACTTCGGGTTCTCCTTCAGCCAGCTCTGTGTTTCCCGGCTTTTGTGGATAATGTAGTTGTCCACGATCAGCGTGATGGTTTTCGCCCGACGGTATGTCGCTTTAAGCCGCTTCAGCAGGCTGATGAACAGCGCCGAACTTTTGCTGTTGCCGCCCACATAGCTGACTTTACCTGTCCCGCTGTGCAGCGCTCCGGCCAGATAATATTTTTCATTCTGTCCCGGCGTGACCACCCGTTTTTGCTGTCCGCGCAGTTGCCAGTCCGCACCGATTTTGGGATGAAGATGGATATCCACTTCATCTTCATAAAAGACCGGATGCTCTGCGCTGCATTCGTCCAGTGCTTTATGGATTGCTGCCATCTTTTCATCTTTATGCGGGTCACGGATACGCAGAGTTGGCGCAGCCCTTCGCCACACAATCCCCGCAGACGGCAACCAGCGGCGAACGGTTCCGGCATTTAACTGGCAACCGGTTATCTCATTGATTTTTATTGCCAGCAGTTCTGTACTCCAGCGTGAACGCTGGTAGCCAAAGTCGCCGGGAGAATGTTTTACCAGCTCACGTAACAGTGTGCAGATATGCTCAAACGGCCAGCGACGGGCACGCCCGGCAGGTAATGATTTCAGTCCCTCAACACCCGACTGCGTGAACCAGTTAATCCAGCGTCCAACAGAGGAACGGGCGCAGCAGAGCGTTCTGGCAACGTCGCTGACACGGTCGCCCCGGTGCAGCATCAGCATGGCAGTCAGTCTGCGGGCATAATTTTTATCGTGTGTTTTATGGATGGCTTTCTGCATCAGGCGTCGTTCGTCACGGGAAATTGGTGCTATGATCGGCATTGCTCAGTCCGGTTGGTGATTTGTTTTGATTTGGCGATTGATCAGATCGCACAATCCGGGCTAAGTTCCCTCAAAGTGATCTACTATTCCGCGCAGCTATTTAGATTAATGGGTTAACTATGTCGGTTAAACGACCAGCCAACTGAAAAAGCGGAAACCTGATTATAGGTTGCCAGATAAGGCAATAAGCTACCTGGCGCGGAACGGACTGATAAGTATGGGGAATGTTTTACGATGAACCTTTAGACTAAAGAGTTTGTAACGCTATGTAAGTGATTTTTTCTAGTTTAGATATTTATATGTCCGGCCAAATTGAGGTGTGTTTAAATGTAATTGCACATTGATTGTAGGAGGAATAATGAAAAACGCATTGCAGTTTTTGTTTGTTGCGTTCTGGTTGTTCGTATCATGTATGCCCATCATCTTCACAGCAAGGTATATGGAAAAAGTTGATGTTTTGATATTAATATTTGGATATATAAATGCCATTTTTTTAGGGGTGTTCATGGCGGTCATGTGCATTGAATACTGGCGGTAAATACAGCGAACTCCATTGGTTTAGTTGGATATTTATTGTGCTGGACAAAAACGGTTTGCGGGGAAATCTTAGTTAAGTAGAATGACTGCGGGTGCTTGAGGCTATCTGCCTCGGGCATGAACACCAACGGCAGATAGAGAAAAGCCCCAGGTAACATTACGCGTCCTGCAAGACGTTTAACATTAATCTGAGGCCATATCTATGCGACACATAGAGATTAGCCTCTTACGGACCGAAAGGTCAAGGAGAAGCAGGCTATGAAGCAGCAAAAGGCGATGTTAATCGCCCTGATCGTCATCTGTTTAACCGTCATAGTGACGGCACTGGTAACGAGGAAAGACCTCTGCGAGGTACGAATCCGAACCGGCCAGACGGAGGTCGCTGTCTTCACAGTTTACGAACCTGAGGAGTAAGAGACCCGGCGAGGGAGAAATCCCTCGCCACCTCTGATGTGTCAGGCATCCTCAATGCACCCGCACTTAACCCGCTTCGGCGGGTTTATTTTATCTGTAAATATTTTTATAAAAATAATGCCCACACACAGCATAAAACAAAAAGTATCACAGATAAAAAAGGAGCGTAATGTGCAGATTTGTTGTTTTCCATATTTACTCACTTTAACATAATCAATATTGATATGGTTGTTGTTTCGGTGGTTTCAAACGAGATGTTATGGTGATCTGGTAAAATTGCATAACATTAAAATTTAATTTATCTAATCGCTTTTAATAATAAGCGTTGTGTTTATCCCAACAATCTGTTGTTTGACTTTTATTCCATTAATGTAGGGGCTTTACACTGGAACCAGTTTATTTATACTTTATACGCCAGCCTGAACAATTGGCACCTGCTGCGCCAGCAGAGACAACCGATGGCGCACGATACCAAATTACACAATTCTGATGATTCTGCCGTCTTTGCCAGCAGGTGCGGACGGCGTTTTCATGCATTCAAATCGGACTGGTTCCAGCATCCACCATGCACTGAAGAGCAGGCTGAATGGATAATTCAGTGTTACCGCAGGCGCGGATACGAGGTTAAAAAAGCCCTTAGCCTCGACTACCGTCACTGGATAATCTCAGTCAGATTGCCTTACTCCGAACGCCCACCGCGTCCGTCCCGCACATTCCAGCAACGCATCTGGAGGTAACGTGCGGGTATTACTTCGACCTGTTCTGGTACCGGAACTCGGGCTGGTGATCGTTAAGCCGGGCCGTGAATCCATGCCGGTATTCCACAATACCCGGTTACTGGTGGAGCCGGAACCGAAAAGCATGCGTAATCTGCCGTCCGGGGTCGTTCCTGCCGCTCGCCAGCCGCTGGTGGAAGACAAAACATTGCTGCCGTTTTTCAGTAACGCACGGGTGATTCGTGCTGCTGGTGGTGCTGGTGCATTGTCTGACTGGCTGTTGCGCCATATTAAATCCTGCCAGTGGCCACACGGCGATTATCATCACAGCGAAACCGTCATTCACCGTTATGGTACCGGCGCAATGGTGTTGTGCTGGCACTGCGACAACCAGCTGCGTGACCAGACATCCGAATCACTCGAGCAACTTGCTCATCAAAACCTGTCAGCATGGATGATTGACGTCATCGGTCACGCAATAAGCGGTACGCAGGAGCGTGAATTATCTCTGGCTGAATTATCCTGGTGGGCGGTCCGCAATCAGGTGGCGGACGCGCTACCGGAAGCGGTATTACGTCGTTCGCTGGGGTTGCGTGCGGAAAAAATCCGCTCAATGTACCGTGAAAGCGACATCGTACCGGGAGAGCAGACCGCCACCAGCATACTGAAACAGCGCACAAAAAATCTTGCGCCGCTGCCTCACGCCCACCAGCAACAGAACCCACCACAGGAAAAGACGGTGGTCAGCATTGCCGTTGATCCTGAGTCTCCGGAATCTTTCATGAAACGACCTAAACGTCGCCGCTGGGTTAACGAGAAATACACACGCTGGGTGAAGACACAGCCGTGTGCGTGTTGTGGTAAGCCAGCCGACGATCCCCATCACCTGATTGGTCATGGTCAGGGCGGAATGGGGACAAAATCTCACGATATTTTCACGCTACCGCTGTGTCGGGAGCATCACAACGAGCTTCATGCGGATCCGCTGGCGTTCGAAGAAAAGCATGGTTCTCAGGTTGATTTAATTTTTCGTTTTCTTGATCACGCCTTTGCAACTGGCGTGCTTGGGTAAAAGAGGTGACTGATGCTCATAGATTTGGTTTTACCTTACCCGCCGACGGTGAACACTTACTGGCGACGCCGTGGCAGCACATATTTTATCTCGGAGGAGGGAAAGCGTTATCGCCGGGCTGTGGCGCTTATTGTTCGCCAGCAGCGGCTGAAATTAAGCCTGTCCGGAAGGCTGGCGATAAAGGTGATTGCAGAGCCACCGGATAAGCGTCGTCGCGACCTGGACAATATCCTGAAAGCACCGCTGGATGCGCTGACGCATGCGGGAGTGTTAATGGACGATGAGCAGTTTGATGAAATCAATATCGTTCGTGGTCAGCCAGTATCTGGTGGACGTATGGGGGTGAAGATTTACCCCATAATGCATGAAGAGCAGGTCAAAAAATGAAACTGGAAGATTTACCGAAATACTACTCCCCAAAATCCCCTGGCCTGACCGATGCATCGGCCTCAACGTCAAAAGATGCGCTGAGTATCACTGATGTGATGGCCGCGCAGGGCATGACACAGAATCGGGCTGAGATGGGGTTTTCTGCGTTCCTGGGGAAAATGGGCATCAGTATGAATGACAGGGCGCGGGCAACAGAATTACTGGCAGATTATGCACTCAGTCGGTGCGATCGTGTGGCGGCGTTGAGAAAACTTCCGGCAGAAATAAAACCGGTAGTGATGCGCATTATGGCTTCGTACGCTTTTGAGGATTATGCCCGCAGCGCAGCGAGTAAAAAGCAGTGCCCTTGTTGCTATGGGGAAAAATTTATTGAAAGCGTAGTTTTTACAAACAAGGTCCAGTATCCGGATGGTAAGCCGCCGGTATGGGCAAAGTGTACGAAAGGTGTGTATCCGTCTTACTGGGAAGAATGGAAAAAAGTCAGGGAGGTGGTAAAAGTTGCCTGTCCGGAGTGTGGCGGAAAGGGTGAGGTTTCCACCGCCTGTAAGGATTGCCGTGGGCGTGGTGTCGCCATTCACCGTGAAGAGTGGTAAAACGTGGTATGCCTGTTATCAGAGACTGCCAGCGTTGTGGTGGTCGTGGCTATGAAAGACTACCATCAACGGAGGTATTTAATGCTATATGCGAGGTAACAAACCAGATAACACGCGCGTCATGGGGAAAAAACAGTTAAGAAATTCTATGATGCGCTGGTGACCCGGTTTGATATTGAAGAAGCATGGGCTGAGCGGCAGTTAAAAAAGGTAACTAGGTAACAAGGTTGATTTTTCCGGAATCTGTGGTAAATTCGTCATAACGATGGGCTTTTTATGCCTGACGTTAGAAGAGTTTCTACAACCCGCCGCCGAGCGGGTTTTTTATTGCGGAATTAATTACGGACCGTTATTATTCTGCTCCCGGCCCTTTAGCTCAGTGGTGAGAGCGAGCGACTCATAATCGCCAGGTCGCTGGTTCAAATCCAGCAAGGGCCACCATCACAAACCGCCATTAGCTTATCAGGAAGAGCAGACGACACGATAACAGGGTTGTTGCTTTCCCGTTGCTGAAAAAGAAAACGCCAGACTGTTAGCCGGGTATCAGTTAGCGGGAGAAATTTTTAAATACTTCACAATTCAGGCGGTTGACTGTTGTCTGGTTTGCGGGGAGTTTGTTAAAAGAAACTGGCATGGTGAATCCCCCTGTGCGGAGGGGCAATCAGCGAGTAGGTATATGGGATAATCGCGGATTCAGGTGCTGGTACTGAATTCACCGGGAGGCACCTGGCACCATGCACTTCAATAGATTTTCTCCACATTATGGATATTCTTTCAGAATATCCCACGCAGACTTTGTGTAAATGTTAACAAATGTGCGTTTTATTTGATCTGATTCGCTGTTTGAGCGTCCAAAACAACGGTATATATAATCCTTTACTATATGACATATGTGAGGAAAAATGGGTTTTCGTAGCGCATCAATTCTTACGTTGATTATTAGTGGGATTATTATCGGGTGCACTGATGCTGTATCGACAAATTATCATGACCGTACATCATATTACTCCGATAAAGCAATAGAGACACAGTATGTGAGTTCATCTGAACGTACTTCTGATGTTAGTGAGGATATCCGTCTGTATGCCCATCAAATCAAGAGCGCCATCGAAAAACAGTTCGGGGATGCGAGTAAGTATTCAGGAAAAGAGTGTACACTGAGAATGCATATGGCCCCGAATGGCCTTCTACTGGAGGTTAAAAGAGAAAGTGGAGACCTCGATTTATGTCGTGAAGCGATGAATGCGATAAAGAATGCTGATATACCTGCCCCCCCTTCGCCGGAAGTATATAAAGTATTTCAAAATGGGGTGCTGGATTTTAAACCCTGATATTTATTGTTTTGTAATAAACGGTTTCGGCTTAGGTTTGTTCTGACACAACTACGGCACTGAGCTAAATTTAGCGGATAGTCAGCTCTGAGCCAGTGGCGGACGTAACAACTACTATTGCTGAGATTTTAATGGATTGAGGAGCAAGAAGTGGGATTAAAGAAAATCGTTATGTTGACTTTTTGGGTCGGTTTTGTTGCGGGATGCACACCTTTACACCCTTCAGATTGCCACAAAACTACTGCTACAGGTAGTTGCAGTTCAGGACGCTGGGATGATCAGGATGAATGGGGGGCGCAAGCGCGGGGAATCAGAGCTGCAATTAATGCCAAACTTGATGAGCCGCATAACTGGAAAGGGAAAAAATGCAGGTTGCATATGGAATTCTCTCAGGATGGCACGGCGTTAAAAATATCTACCAGTAACGGTGATAAAGCCTATTGCGAAGCGATAAAGTCCGCAGCTCATAAAGCCAAATTTCCGGCCTTCAACAATCCGGAAGTCTACAGAGATTTTCAGAAATCTGGCTTTGACATGCGAGGTTAGCTCTTCAATTACTATATCTCATTCATAGCAAACTGACAGATTTGATGATGTTCTATATACGAAACCTGTGATGTCAAGTCTGAGCTAATACAAATAAACATAATATCAGAGAAATACATTTTATTAGCTCGCTACGGCGAGCTTTTTATATTGCATCGTCTCCAGCATATATATCAATTAAGGCTCTGATTGATGTGTCTGAAAGCCTACACATAATAACTATGCCATCCGTTCCGTGCGGAGGTGAGGCTATGAAATCCATGGACAAAATTTCAACAGGCATTGCCTACGGCACCTCCGCAGGCAGTGCTGGCTACTGGTTTTTACAGCTGCTCGATAAAGTCACGCCCTCACAGTGGGCAGCAATAGGTGTGCTGGGTAGCCTGGTATTTGGCCTGCTGACGTACCTGACAAACCTTTATTTCAAGATTAAAGAAGACAAGCGTAAGGCTGCACGGGGAGAGTAATTCAATGACTCAAAAATATGAACTGATTGTGAAAGGGATCCGCAATTTTGAGAATAAAGTTACGGTAACTTTAGCGTTACGGGACAAAAAACGCTTTGACGGTGAAATTTTTGGCCTGGACATCTCGCTGGACCGTGTTGAAGGTGCCGCGCTGGAGTTTTATGAGGCAGCAGCCAGAAGGAGCATCAGACAGGTCTTCCTGGATGTTGCTGCCGGGTTATGTGAAGGGGACGAGCTGTTGCCACAAACGCGCCCCTGTTCAGAGGCGCGGTATACCATAAAAATTAACAGTTCTGATAACTCGATTACGGGTTGTTAGCTTTTTGCAGTTGGCTTTCCAGTATCTTTCATTGGTAGCATCCTGATAAATATCCATGAGCGCAAAAATCAAATACGGCCTGTCAGCTGCTGTTCTGGCGCTGATTGCTGCAGGCGCGTCTGCTCCTCAAATACTTGACCAGTTTCTGGATGAAAAAGAGGGTAACCACACTACGGCATACCGCGATGGTTCCGGCATATGGACCATCTGCCGCGGTGCAACGATGGTGGACGGTAAGCCAGTCGTACCAGGAATGAAACTGTCGAAGGAAAAATGCGCTCAGGTTAATGCCATTGAGCGTGATAAGGCGCTGGCATGGGTGGAGCGCAATATAAAAGTTCCACTGACCGAGCCACAGAAAGCCGGTATCGCATCATTCTGTCCCTATAACATTGGCCCCGGTAAGTGTTTCCCGTCGACGTTTTATAAGCGGCTGAATGCCGGTGATCGTAAGGGCGCATGCGAGGCGATTCGCTGGTGGATAAAAGATGGTGGGCGCGATTGCCGCATACGTTCAAATAACTGCTATGGACAGGTTATTCGTCGTGACCAGGAAAGCGCATTAGCCTGTTGGGGGATAGATCAGTGAGCAGAGTCGCCGCGATTATTTATGCTCTGGTTATTTGCATCATCGTCTGCCTGTCGTGGGCGGTCAATCATTACCGTGATAACGCCATCGCCTACAAAGAACAGCGTGATAAAAAAGTCAGTGAGCTGAAGCAGGCGATCGCCACCATCGCTGACATGCAGCAGCGTCAGCGTGATGTTGCTGCGCTCGATGCAAAGTACTCGAGAGAATTAGCCAATGCGAAAGCTGAAAATGAAACTCTGCGCGCTGATGTTGCCGCTGGTCGTCGTCGGTTGCACATCAAAGCAGTCTGTCAGTCAGTGCGTGAAGCCACCACCGCCTCCGGCGTGGATAATGCAACCAGCCCCCGACTGGCAGACACCGCTGAACGGGATTATTTCACCCTCAGAGAGCGGCTGATGACGATGCAGATGCAACTGGAAGGGGCACAGGAGTATATCCGCACTCAGTGCATTAAGTAGCCTTTTTATCGTGGTAAACATTTCGCAGGGTATGAGGTATTTATGCCATCACGAATCCCACGCGCCTGCCGTAAGCGTGGATGTGCAGGTACAACCACAGACAGTTCTGGTTACTGCGATAAACATCGTGGCGAAGGATGGGTACAGCATCAACGCGGACTGAGCCGCCACCAGCGTGGCTATGGCTCGAAATGGGATGCCATACGTGCGCGCATACTGAAGCGTGATAATCATCTGTGTCAGAACTGCCTGCGCAATGGGAGAGCCGTTGAAGCCAGAACTGTGGACCACATCATTCCGAAAGCTCATGGTGGCACGGATGCAGACAGTAACCTGCAGAGTCTGTGCTGGCCCTGTCATAAAGCAAAAACAGCGCGCGAACGCATCAATTGATAACAGTTCCCATCTGTAGGGGAGGGGCGGGTCAAATCTCTGCAACCCTGGCTGCTCAGTACCGCCGCCTGACCTTTCCTCGCATCGCCGCAGGTTCGAAAACTTTTTTTTGGAATGTGATTTAATGATTGATAGGTAAAATCGATTATGTCTGGACCCCCGAAAACCCCGCCACGCCTGCATTTGATACGAGGCAACCCCTCAAAGCGCCCCGTTAAAGACCTCAAAAAAACCGCTAAAAAGGATGAAAAAGGTCTCCCTAAAATTCCGCAACATTTAGGGGCACAGGGGAAGTACTGGTTCAGGCGAATGGCGGAAGAGTTGAATGCGGAAGGGATCATTTCTCAGCTCGATGCACGTGCGCTCGAGTTACTGGTGGAAGCCTACACCGAATACCGGCATCACTGCGAAATACTCGATGTTGAGGGTTATACCTACCGCACGGAAACGCAGAATGGCGATGTGCTGATCAAGGCACACCCGGCTGCTGCGATGAAGGCTGATGCCTGGAAGCGGATCCGGGCGATGCTTGCAGAGTTTGGTATGTCACCGGCAAGCCGGGCGAAAGTAAATACCGCCGGACCGGATGATGTTGATCCGCTGGCAGAGCTTTTAAAAGCGAGAGACTGATGGCAAAAGTGGCTGACGGGATCCGCTACGCCGAACGTGTTGTTGCAGGAGAAATTGTCGCTGGCGAATTTGTCCGTCTGGCCTGCCAGCGTTTTCTTGATGATCTGAAGTACGGCGAAGAGCGGGGGATTTATTTCAGTGAACCCCGTGCGCAGCACATCCTGAATTTCTACAAATTTGTGCCCCATGTGAAAGGGGCGCTGGCAGGCCAGCCCATTGAGTTGATGGACTGGCATGTATTTATCCTTATTAATATTTTTGGTTTTGTCATTCCGCTGGTGAATGAATAGACCGGGGAAGTTGTCATGCGCAGCGATGGCAGCGGACGCCCGGTGATGGTGCGCCGGTTCCGGACGGCGTACAACGAAGTCGCCCGTAAAAACGCAAAATCAACCCTGTCATCGGGTATCGGTCTGTATATGACGGGGGCAGATGGTGAAGGCGGGGCTGAGGTGTATTCAGCCGCAACCACGCGTGACCAGGCCAGAATCGTGTTTGAAGACGCCAAAAATATGGTCAGAAAAGCCCGGTCGACACTCGGGCGGTTGTTTGATTTCAACAAGCTGGCGATTTACCAGGAGCAGAGCGCATCAAAATTTGAACCGCTTTCCTCGGATGCAAACAACCTGGACGGTCTGAACATCCACTGCGCCATTATTGATGAGCTGCATGCTCATAAAACCCGTGACGTGTGGGACGTTCTGGAAACGGCAACCGGTGCCCGTCTGCAGTCCCTTTTATTTGGCATCACCACGGCTGGCTTTAACAAGGAAGGGATTTGTTACGAGCAGCGCGATTACGCCATCAAGGTATTGCGAGGCTATAACAGCGACGTGGAGGGGGCGGTAAAAGACGACTCCTACTTTGCGATTATTTACACGCTCGATGAGGGAGATGATCCGTTTGATGAGACGGTCTGGCAGAAAGCGAATCCCGGCCTGGGCATCTGTAAACGCTGGGATGATCTGCGTCGTCTGGCGAAAAAAGCGAAAGAACAGGTCTCTGCGCGGGTGAATTTTTTTACCAAACACATGAATGTGAGGGTAACAGCAGAGTCAGCCTGGATGGACATGATTAAGTGGGAGAAGTGCGAATACATTGCCCCACGACATGAGCTGAAAACGTATCCCATGTGGGTCGGCGTTGACCTTGCTCATAAGATTGATATCTGCGCGGCGGCAAAACTCTGGCGAACCGATAACGGGCATGTTCATGCCGATTTTAAATTCTGGCTTCCGGAAGGACGGCTGGAACGATGCTCGCGGCAGCAGGCAGAACTTTACCGGAAGTGGGCGGAGATGGATAAGCTGATTCTGACGGATGGTGATGTTATCGATCATGCTCAGATAAAAAGTGACTTACTGGAATGGATTGGTGGTGAAAACCTCAGGGAACTGGGATTTGACCCGTGGAGCGCGATGCAGTTCAGCCTGGCACTGGCTGAAGAAGGGATACCGCTGGTGGAGGTTCCGCAGACGGTCCGCAATCTGTCAGAGGCCATGAAGGAAACGGAATCACTGGTTTATGCCGGACGTTTCCACCACAGCAATCATCCGGTCATGAACTGGATGATGTCTAACGTTACGGTAAAACCGGACAAAAACGACAATATCTTCCCGAATAAATCCACTCCGGAAGCCAAAATCGACGGCCCTGTTGCGCTTTTTACGGCCATGAGCCGCTTTCTGGTAAATGGCGGGGACGTGAATGACTTTCTGTCCACGCTTGATCCTGATGAGGACCTGTTAATTCTGTGAAACAGCTTATTACTGATATGACCGGGCTGATCGGTTTCGGTCTGCTCACTGCTGGCGTTTATCTGTATGCAGGTCTGCCAGCGTCTCTGATGTTGTCTGGCTGTTTGTTGCTGCTTTATGCACTGGTGGTGTCCATGAGGAGAAAACATGCTTCTTGATGCTCTGTTTCGCAGTGAGCCTCTGGAAAATCCCTCGATTCCGGTAACCGGAGAGGCCGCTGAGACGGATAATATTTTTGCCCGGGAAGTGTATGTCAGTCCGGAAACATCCATGAAGCTGGCTGCTGTCTATGCCTGTATTTATGTTATTTCATCCAGTGTGGCTCAGATGCCCCTGCATGTGATGCGAAAAACGAATGAGCATGTTCAGCCGGCACGCGATCATCCGTTGTTCTGGCTCGTTCATGATGAACCTAATGCCTGGCAGACCAGCTATAAGTGGCGGGAACTGAAGCAGCGTCATGTGCTGGGGTGGGGCAATGGTTATACGTGGGTAAAACGCAATCGTCGTGGCGAGGTTACCAGCCTTGAATGCTGTATGCCATGGGAAACCACGTTACTTAACACCGGTGGGCGTCATACTTACGGGGTGTATAACGAAGAGGGTGCATTTGCGGTAAGTCCGGACGACATGATCCATATCAGGGCGCTGGGAAACAATCAGAAAATGGGACTGAGCCCGATCATGCAGCATGCTGAAACCATTGGTATGGGAATGAGTGGCCAGCAGTATACCAGCGCCTTTTTTAACGGTAATGCCCGTCCTGCCGGTATTATTTCTGTGAAAAATGAACTGAACGAACAGAGCTGGGGCAGGCTTAAAAATATGTGGCAGCGGGCGGTGACAGCGCTTCGCAGCCAGGAAAATAAAACCATGCTGCTGCCTGCGCAACTGGATTACCGCGCTCTGACAGTTTCTCCGGTGGATGCTCAGATCATTGATATGACCAAGCTGAACAGGTCGATGATTGCCGGGATTTTTAATGTCCCGGCGCACATGATTAATGACCTGGAAAAAGCCACATTTTCGAATATTACGCAGCAGGCGATTCAGTTTGTTCGCTACACGATGATGCCCTGGGTTGCGAACTGGGAGCAGGAGCTTAACCGTCGCCTGTTTACCCGTACAGAACGGGCTGCCGGGTATTACGTTCGTTTCAACCTCACGGGGTTGCTCCGTGGGACCCCACAGGAGCGTGCGCAGTTCTATCACTTTGCCATTACAGATGGCTGGATGAGCCGGAATGAAGCCAGGGCATTTGAGGATATGAACCCGGTTGACGGTCTGGATGAAATGCTGGTCAGCGTAAATGCAGCAAATCCGTTGAATAACTTTAAAGATACAAAAGGCAAAGAGGAAAAGAACGATGAATGACCGTGAAACGCGCTGTTACAGCGGGGAGGTGCGGGCGGAACAATATGATAATGCCCCGACCCACATTCTGGGGTATGGCTCGGTATTTAACAGTCGTTCAGAACCTCTGTGGGGATTTCGTGAAATCATCAAGCCGGGGGCTTTTGACGATGTACTGAATGATGATGTACGTGGCTTGTTTAATCATGATCCTAATTTCATTCTCGGACGAAGTTCTGCCGGCACGTTGTCATTGTCGGTGGATGAACGCGGTTTACGTTATGACATTGTTGCACCGGATACTCCGACTATTTGTGACCTGGTGCTGTCTCCAATGTTGCGTGGTGACATTAATCAGTCCTCATTCGTGTTTCGTGTCGCCCGTGATGGAGAGAGCTGGTATGAAGACGACGAGGGGATTGTTATCCGGGAAATCACGCGCATTTCCCGTCTGTATGACGTCAGCCCGGTGACATATCCGGCCTATCAGGACGCAGACTCTGGTGTCCGCTCAATGAAAGCCTGGCAGGAAGCGCGGGCGAGTGGTGCGCTGAAGAAAGCTGTTAATGAACGAATGGCGCGTGAGCGCCTTTTGACCCTTCTGAATGCATAAGGATACTACTGACGATGAAACTTCATGAGATGAAGCAAAAACGAAACACCATTGCAAAGGATATGCGTGCACTGCATGAAAAAATTGGTGATAACGCATGGACTGATGAGCAACGGGCAGAGTGGAACAGGGCGAAAGCTGAGCTGGATGCGCTGGATGAGCAAATCGCCCGTGAAGAAGAGTTGCGCCGTCAGGATCAGGCATATGTGGATGAGTCCGGGCCGGAAGAGCGCCAGAATAATGAGGCGGAGAACGGGAAAAAGGCGGTGGAAGAGAAGCGCGCTGCGGCATTTAACCGTTTTCTGCGTGCCGGATTTGCAGAACTGAATGCTGAAGAGCGTAATCTGATGCGTGAACTGCGAGCTCAGAGTGTAACAACGGATTCTCAGGGCGGATATACGGTGCCCACGCAGATGCGTAACAAAATCATTGACACCATGAAGGCTTATGGCGGGATTGCCAGTGTGGCGCAACTTCTGACCACGTCAACCGGGCAGGATATCACCTGGTCAACGTCTGACGGCACGACTGAAGAGGGCGAACTGCTGGCGGAAAATACAGCCGCAACGGAACAGGATGTGACGTTCGGGACTGCTATTCTGGGGGCTAAAAAGCTGTCATCAAAAATAATTCGTGTGTCCAATGAGCTGCTCCAGGACAGTGGGGTAGATATTGAATCTTATCTGGCAAACCGTATTGCCCAGCGTATTGGTCGTGGAGAGGCAAAATATCTGGTTCAGGGGACCGGAACGGGATCACCGTTACAGCCAAAAGGGCTGGCAGCGTCGGTGACGGGAACTATCCAGACTGCAGCCTCTGCCGCTTTCACCTGGAAAGAAATGAATGCCCTGAAACATGCCATTGATCCGGCATATCGTGGTGGGCCGAAATACCGCTGGGCATTCAATGATGCCACATTGCAGACTATTGAAGAGATGGAGGATGGACAGAAACGCCCGTTATGGCTGCCGGATATTGCAGGCGGTACGCCGGCTACTGTGCTGGGGATCCCTTATGTTATTGATCAGGCTATTGACGGGATTGGTACCGGGAAAAAATTCATTTTCCTGGGGGATTTCAACCGCTTTATCATTCGCCGCGTTACTTATATGGAACTGAAACGTCTGGTTGAGCGTTATGCTGAGTTTGATCAGGTGGCATTTCTGGCTTTCCATCGTTTTGACTGTGTGCTGGAAGATGTGGCAGCCATTAAGGCGCTTACTGGCAAATAACCACACGTTGTTCTGTTACAGACCGCGCCGACGCGGTTTTTTTATGCCCGCATAGTGTTGCGGGCAGGAGTTTCTGATGGCAGCAATAGTTGAAAAACTCAGGGCGCAGTGCCGTATTGATACAGATGATGCAACTGATGATGAGTTACTGATGCTGTATTTCCGGGCGGCCTGCCGCAAGGCAGAAAATTTTATCAACCGTAAGTTTTATGAGGAGACGGTGCCGGAAGGTGATCCTGAAGGGGTGCTTATAGCTGATGATGTTTTGCTGGCGCTCATGTTGCTGGTCGGACACTGGTACGAAAACCGGGAAAATTCCTCAGATGTCAGCAAGGCACCAGTCCCGTTTGGTTTTTCTTCTCTGCTGGAGCCTTATCGTTTTATTCCTTTGTAGGAGGAACCATGCAGGCGGGCAGATTACGTGATCGTGTGGTTATTCTGAATGCCACCACCGTTCGGTCTCCGTCAGGGCACCCTGTGGAAACAATGACGGAGGGGGCAACCATATGGGCAGAAGTTAAGGGGATCAGTGGCAGGGAGAGAATATCCGGAGGCGCAGAAACAGCTCAGGCTACAGTGAGGGTCTGGATGAGATTCCGGCGCGATGTGACAGCGACTTCACGTCTGAAAGTGCTGACCGGTGCATTTAAAGGGGCCATTCTGGGTATAGAAGGTCCACCAATACCGGATGCACGCGCCACCCGGCTTGAAATACTCTGCAGCCTGACGGGGAATGTGTGATGGATTTCAGTCTTGATTTTTCCGGCCTGGCGGATATTGCACGGGATCTGGAGACGCTCAGCAGGGCAGAAAACAATAAGGTTCTGCGCGATGCCACCCGTGCCGGTGCTGAAGTTATGCGGGATGCAGTTGTTGAACGTGCGCCGGAGCGAACCGGGAAACTGAAGAAAAATGTGGTTGTTCTGACTCAGCGATCAAAACGTCGGGGGGAAATTATCTCGGGAGTCCACATTCGTGGACGAAATCTGCGAACCGGAAACAGTGATAACAGCATGAAAGCCAGCGATCCCCGAAATGCGTTTTACTGGCGCTTTGTCGAACTGGGAACGGTAAACATGCCTGCGCATCCATTCATTCGCCCGGCTTTCGATACGACAGAGGAGCTGGCGGCGCAGGTTGCCATACAGCGAATGAATCAGGCTATTGATGAGGTCTTAAGTAAATGAGGGAGGCCACACTGTATTCCCTGCTGTCTCAGCTGGCCGGAGGACAGGTATATCCTTATGTGGTCCCGCTGACGGAGGGAAAGCCTGCGGTATCTCCGCCGTGGCTGGTGTTTTCTGTGGTGTCTGACACGGCGTCTGATGTGCTTGATGGTCAGGCTGAATCCAGAATTACCGTGCAGATCGATGTCTGGGCAACGGTGCCTGATGACGCAGATGATATCCGAGAACAGGCGCTTGATGCAGTAAGGAAACTGGCACCCTCCGTTATTTCTAAAACTCAGGGTTATGATCCTGATTCCCGTCTGAGCAGAGCCACGCTTGAATTTCAGGTAATAGCCTGAGGTCGTTAATGATTTTACACACCCGCCGCTGGCGGGTTTTTTATTTTCAGGAGACGAGTATGTCCTCTAATTTTGAGCGTTCGCAACTGACGAAAATTATGATTTCGTCTGCACCGGTAACAGCAGAAACCCTGGATTCTGCCAGCTATCTTGGCCTGAGCTGTACAATCAAAGAGGTGCAGTTTACCGCAGGACAAAAGCAGGATATTGATGTCACCACGCTGTGTTCTGTTGAGCAGGAAAATATTAACGGCCTTGGTGCCGCGTCAGAGATTTCCATGTCAGGCAACTTTTACCTCAATGCTGCCCAGAACGCGTTGCGCAGTGCCTATGACAATGACACCACGTATGGCTTTAAAGTTATTTTTCCGTCAGGCAATGGATTTACCTTTATGGCAGAGGTGCGTCAGCATACCTGGTCTGCAGGAACCAATGGTGTTGTGGCTGCAACGTTTTCCCTGCGTCTGAAAGGTAAACCTGTGCTGACGACAGAGCCGCTGAAAGTGAAAGTCGATTTAAACAGCACGCTGCAGGTTTCTGCCGGAGCGAAACTCGAAATGGTGGTTGAGGCTGCGGGTGGTGTGCCGCCTTATTCTTATGCCTGGAAAAAAGGTGGTTCTCCTGTTTCCGGACAGACGGCGGCAACGTTCAGTAAGGCATCGGCAGTATCCGGTGATGCTGGTGCGTATACCTGCGAGATTTCTGATTCAGCAAGCCCGGTTAACAAAGTGACCTCCACTTCCTGCACTGTTACCGTCAGTTAATGAGGATGGGTGTGATGACTAAAAATATCCGTAATCTGGCACTGGCAACGATGTCGGGGTTTCGCCATAAAACCGTTGATGTGCCTGAATGGGAGGGAGCAACGGTTGTGTTACGGGAACCTTCTGCAGAAGCCTGGTTGCGCTGGCAGGAGATCGTTAAAGCAAAAGATGATGAGACACCGTTATCCGTTGCGGAGCGCGCCCGCCGAAATCTGGAAGCGGATGTTGAACTGTTCATCGATGTTCTGTGTGATACCGGACTGCAACCTGTATTTTCAGAGGATGATCGTGAACAGGTGATTGCCGTGTATGGCCCGGTGCATGCGCGGCTTCTTCGGCAGTCTCTGGAACTGATCAGTGATGCCGGCGAGGTTAAAAAAAAGTAGCGCTTCCGGGGATGCGTTTTCTGATGATGCTGGCGCTCAGGATGGGGCGCACATTGTCAGAGTTACGCCGGGAAATGTCAGCATCAGAAATCATGATGTGGGCAGAATTTGACAGGTTCAGCCCGCTGGGTGACGAGCGGGCTGATATCCGGGCTGCCCAGATTGTTTCAGCTGTTTACGGTGCGCAGGGGGTCAAAGTGCCACTGAATGATGCGCTTCTTCAGTGGGAGAAGGAGCAGACAGAAGGCGTATCAGATCCATTTGCCGGACTGGAAAACGCGCTTTTAATAGTGTCTCAGTGAGTCAACATAACCGCTTCGGCGGTTTTTTTTCGTCCGGAGAATGAGTGTGGCGACATTACGTGAACTGATTATTAAAATCTCGGCAAATTCCCGGTCATTCCAGTCAGAGATCTCCCGGGCTTCGCGTATGGGGCAGGATTACTACCGTACCATGCAGAACGGAGGCCGGCAGTCCGCTGCTGCATCCCGTGAAATGCGGCGTGCACTGGCAGAAGTGACGGATCAGATAAATACAGCTAAATCTTCGGCACTGAATATTGCGGGGGCATTTGCCGGGGCTTTTGCTACCGGTCATCTTATTTCTCTCGCCGATGAGTGGAATTCAGTAAATGCCCGTCTGAAGCAGGCCTCACAGTCCAGTGATGATTTTCAGGCATCACAGCGTGAATTAATGGCGATTAGCCAGAGAACGGGGACGGCGTTTTCTGATAACGCCAGCCTTTTTGCCCGTTCTGCAGCTTCCATGCGGGAGTATGGTTACAGTTCTGAGGAGGTACTGAAAGTCACCGAGGCGATCTCCACGGGCCTGAAATTATCCGGTGCCAGTACAGCAGAAGCCAGTTCGGTGATCACGCAGTTCAGTCAGGCACTGGCGCAGGGAGTGCTGCGCGGTGAAGAGTTTAACTCGGTGAATGAGAACGGCGATCGTGTTATTCGTGCGCTGGCTGCGGGAATGGGGGTTGCCCGTAAGGATCTGAAGGCCATGGCGGATAACGGAAAACTGACCGCCGATAAGGTTGTTCCTGCACTGATTAGTCAGCTTGGGGCATTACGTGATGAATATGCGGCAATGCCTGATACGGTTTCATCCTCTGCAACCAAAGTTGAAAACGCCTTTATGGCCTGGGTTGGTGGTGCGAACGAGGCAAGCGGAGTGACGAAGACGCTCTCCGGTATGCTGAATGGTATTGCAGGCAATATTGACACTGTGGCAACCGCTGCCGGTGCTCTGGTTGTCGTCGGGGTAGCCCGATATTTTGGCAATATGGCGTCTTCTGCTGGATCTGCAACTGCCGGATTAATTACTGCAGCCAGAAACGAAGTGGCTCTTGCGGAAGCGCAGCTCCGGGGACACAGATAGCAACAGCCAGGGCGCGTGCGGCGGTTTATTGTGCGCAACAGGCGGTTGTTGCTGCTCGCGGTACCGAAAGGCAGGCAGCCGCAGAAGCGAAACTGGCTGCTGCCCAGGCATCACTTACCCGTAATATTGCGGCCAGAACAGCAGCACAGACAACGCTGAATACTGTCACGTCAGTGGGAAGTCGTCTGTTAAGTGGAGCACTGGGACTGGTTGGTGGGGTGCCGGGGCTTGTCATGCTGGGGGCCGCGGCCTGGTACACGATGTATCAGAATCAGAATCAGGAGCAGGCCAGAGAATCTGCACGCCAGTATGCCGCAACAATCGACGAAATTCGCCAGAAAACGTCGGCAATGTCGCTTCCTGAAGCGTCAGATAATGAGGAAAAGACGCGGCAGGCACTGGAGGAACAAAATCGCCTGATTAGCGAACAGGAAGGAAAAATTCGCGGACTGAAAAATCAAATTGCTGATTATCAACGTTGGCTTGATGAAAGTTCGCAGAGTGGTTCGGGTGCTGAAATCATCCTTAAAGGGCTTGCCGAAGCAACAAATCAACTGGCAGTTGAACAATCCCGTCTCACTCAAATGCAGGGCAAAGCGCAATCCATTCAGGATGTGCTTGCCGGGCTGGAGGAGCGACGGGTGGCGTTGATCCGTCAACAGGCGGCGGAACAAAACAAAGCGTATCAGTCCCTGTTGATCATGAATGGGCAGCATACCGAGTTTAATCGCCTTCTTGGGCTTGGTAATGAATTACTTCAGCAGCGACAGGGGCTGGTGAATGTACCGTTACGGCTACCACAGGCAACCCTGGATGATAAACAGCAGACCGCACTGAATAACAGCAAGCGCGAACTGGCTCTGTCCCGCCTTAAGGGGGAAGCGCGTGAGCGTGCCCGACTGGGCTATGCTGCGGATGATCTTGGCTTTGTGGGAGAGGCGTATCAGACAGCCAGACAGAATTATATCAATAACTCACTGGATGCCTGGCGAAATAACCAGGCAAATAAACCCAAAGCGCATAAAAAGACCGAAGCGGAAAAAACAGAAGATATTTATAAACGGCTGATTAAACAGCAAAAAGAACAGATAGCACTGGCAGGGCAGAATACTGAACTGGATAAGATGAAATATCAGGTCAGTCAGGGCGAATTATCAACCCTGTCAGAAGCGCAGAAAAAAACGCTTTTGCAGAATGCAGCACTCATCGACCAGAAAAAGATTCGTGAGCAGCTTGCTGCGTATGAGAGCAGTCTGGCGGACAGTAATGCCAGTGCCCGGGCATCTGACGACGCGCAGTTGCTGGGATATGGTGGTGATTGGTCGTTGATGCAAAATGTTTTATGTGAAACCGCCTCCGGGCGGTTTTGTCGTTTATGGAGCGTGAGGAATGGGTAAAGGCAGCAGTAAGGGGCATACCCCGCGCGAAGCGAAGGACAACCTGAAGTCCACGCAGCTGCTGAGTGTGATCGATGCCATCAGCGAAGGGCCGGTTGAAGGTCCTGTGGAGGGATTAAAAAGCGTGCTGCTGAACAGTACGCCGGTGCTGGACAGTGAGGGGAATACCAATATCTCCGGCGTCACGGTGGTGTTCCGGGCCGGTGAGCAGGAGCAGACACCGCCGGAGGGCTTTGAATCCTCCGGCTCCGAGACGGTGCTGGGTACGGAAGTGAAATACGACACGCCGATCACCCGGACCATCACGTCGGCAAACATCGACCGTCTGCGCCTGACCTTCGGTGTGCAGGCACTGGTGGAAACCACCTCAAAGGGTGACCGGAATCCGTCGGAAGTCCGCCTGCTGGTTCAGATACAGCGTAACGGTGGCTGGGTGACGGAAAAAGACATCACCATTAAGGGCAAAACCACTTCGCAGTATCTGGCCTCGGTGGTGGTGGGTAACCTGCCGCCGCGCCCGTTTAATATCCGGATGCGCAGGATGACACCGGACAGCACCACAGACCAGTTGCAGAACAAAACGCTCTGGTCGTCGTACACCGAAATCATCGATGTGAAACAGTGCTACCCGAACACGGCACTGGTCGGCGTACAGGTGGACTCGGAGCAGTTCGGCAGCCAGCAGGTGAGCCGTAATTATCATCTTCGCGGGCGCATTCTGCAGGTGCCGTCGAACTATAACCCGCAGACGCGGCAATACAGCGGTATCTGGGACGGAACGTTAAAACCGGCATACAGCAACAACATGGCCTGGTGTCTGTGGGATATGCTTACCCATCCGCGCTACGGCATGGGGAAACGTCTTGGTGCGGCGGATGTGGATAAATGGGCGCTGTATGTCATCGGCCAGTACTGCGACCAGTCAGTGCCGGACGGCTTTGGTGGCACGGAGCCGCGTATCACCTGTAATGCGTACCTGACCACGCAGCGCAAGGCGTGGGATGTGCTCAGTGATTTCTGCTCGGCGATGCGCTGTATGCCGGTATGGAACGGGCAGACGCTGACGTTCGTGCAGGACCGGCCATCGGATAAGGTGTGGACCTATAACCGCAGTAATGTGGTGATGCCGGATGATGGCGCGCCGTTCCGCTACAGCTTCAGCGCCCTGAAGGACCGTCATAATGCCGTTGAGGTGAACTGGATTGACCCGAACAACGGCTGGGAGACGGCGACAGAGCTTGTGGAGGACACGCAGGCCATTGTCCGTTACGGTCGTAACGTCACGAAGATGGATGCCTTTGGCTGTACCAGCCGGGGGCAGGCACACCGCGCCGGGCTGTGGCTGATTAAAACAGAACTGCTGGAAACGCAGACCGTGGACTTCAGCGTGGGTGCCGAAGGGCTTCGCCATGTACCGGGCGATGTCATTGAAATCTGTGATGATGACTATGCGGGGATCAGCACCGGTGGGCGTGTGCTGGCGGTGAACAGCCAGACCCGGACGCTGACGCTCGACCGTGAAATCACGCTGCCATCCTCCGGCACCACGCTGATAAGCCTGGTTGACGGGCAGGGGAATCCGGTCAGTGTGGAGGTCCAGTCCGTCACCGACGGCGTGAAGGTGAAAGTGAGCCGTGTTCCTGACGGCGTTGCAGAATACAGCGTGTGGGGGCTGAAGCTGCCGATGCTGCGCCAGCGCCTGTTCCGCTGCGTGAGTATCCGTGAGAACGACGACGGCACGTATGCCATCACTGCCGTGCAGCATGTGCCGGAAAAAGGGGCCATCGTGGATAACGGGGCGCACTTTGACGGTGACCAGAGCGGCACGGTGAATGGTGTCACGCCGCCAGCAGTGCAGCACCTGACTGCCGAAGTCACCGCAGACAGCGGGGAGTATCAGGTACTGGCCCGCTGGGACACGCCGAAGGTGGTGAAGGGGGGAGCTTTATGCTTCGCCTGACCGTGGCAGCGGATGACGGCAGTGAGCGGCTGGTCAGCACGGCCCGGACGACGGAAACCACATACCGCTTCAGGCAACTGGCGCTGGGGAACTACAGACTGACAGTCCGGGCGGTAAATGCGTGGGGGCAGCAGGGCGATCCGGCGTCGGTATCGTTCCGGATTGCCGCACCGGCAGCACCGTCGAGGATTGAGCTGACGCCGGGCTATTTTCAGATAACCGCCACGCCGCATCTTGCCGTTTATGACCCGACGGTACAGTTTGAGTTCTGGTTCTCGGAAAAGCGGATTACCGATATCAGGCAGGTTGAAACCACAGCCCGCTATCTTGGTACGGCGCTGTACTGGATAGCCGCCAGTATCAATATCAAACCGGGCCATGATTATTACTTTTATACCGCAGTGTGAACACCGTTGGCAAATCGGCATTCGTGGAGGCCGTCGGTCGGGCGAGCGATGATGTGGAAGGTTACCTGGATTTTTTCAAAGGCAAGATAACCGAATCCCATCTCGGCAAGGAGCTGCTGGAAAAAGTCGAGCTGACGGAGGATAACGCCAGCAGACTGGAGGAGTTTTCGAAAGAGTGGAAGGACGCCAACGATAAGTGGAATGCCATGTGGGCTGTCAAAATTGAGCAGACCAAAGACGGCAAACATTATGTCGCGGGTATTGGCCTCAGCATGGAGGACACGGAGGAAGGCAAACTGAGTCAGTTTCTGGTTGCCGCTAACCGTATCGCATTTATTGACCCGGCAAACGGGAATGAAACGCCGATGTTTGTGGCGCAGGGCAATCAGATATTCATGAACGACGTGTTCCTGAAGCGCCTGACGGCCCCCACCATTACCAGTGGTGGCAGTCCTCCGGTATTTTCCCTGACATCAGACGGAAAGCTGACCGCTAAAAATGCGGATATCAGTGGCAGTGTGAATGCGAACGCCGGGACGCTCAACAATGTCACGGTAAATGAAAACTGTACGATTAAGGGCATGCTGGAGGCGACTCAGGTCAGAGGTGACTTCGTTAAAGCTGTATCCAAATCATTTCCGAAACAGGCTGGTACGTGGGGTAACACGGAAACACCAAACGGGACGGTTACAGTCACCATCAGCGATGATCATAACTTTGACCGTCAAATCATTATTCCGCCCATTATCTTTAACGGAATAGCGTATAGCGATCCGGGAAGTGGTAATAACCCGGGAGGTACAAGATACACGGGTTATGGTTTTGAAGTTCGCAAAAACGGTGTATTAATCGCATCCAGAGAAACTAAAGGGGCCATTCCCGGTAGCTACAGTGCGGTTATTGATATGCCTAGTGGCAGGGGAAGCGTCACTCTGGAGTTTAAGGTTTTCCATAAAGGCAATCAGTGGGCAGGTAATATCACCGACTGTACGGTGATTGTGACCAAAAAAGCCGCTTCCGGCATCAGTATTCGTTGAAATTGTTATAACACATATAAGGGCACCAGAAATGGTGTAATGCCGATCAGTTAAGGATCAGTTGACCGATCCAGTGGCTGTGTAAGAATCCGGAAACGCTCACTTGTTTCCGGATTTTTTTATGCACATTGGACAGGCTCTTGATCTGGTATCCCGTTACGATTCTCTGCGTAACCCACTGACTTCTCTGGGGGATTACCTCGACCCCGAACTCATCTCTCGTTGCCTTGCCGAATCAGGTACTGTAACGCTACGCAAGCGCCGTCTTCCCCTCGAAATGATGGTCTGGTGTATTGTTGGCATGGCGCTTGAGCGTAAAGAACCTCTTCACCAGATTGTGAATCGCCTGGACATCATGCTGCCGGGCAATCGCCCCTTCGTTGCCCCCAGTGCCGTTATTCAGGCCCGCCAGCGCCTGGGAAGTGAGGCTGTCCGCCGCGTGTTCACGAAAACAGCGCAGCTCTGGCATAACGCCACGCCGCATCCGCACTGGTGCGGCCTGACCCTGCTGGCCATCGATGGTGTGTTCTGGCGCACACCGGATACACCAGAGAACGATGCAGCCTTCCCCCGCCAGACACATGCCGGGAACCCGGCGTTCTACCCGCAGGTCAAAATGGTCTGCCAGATGGAACTGACCAGCCATCTGCTGACGGCTGCAGCCTTCGGCACGATGAAGAACAGCGAAAATGAGCTTGCTGAGCAACTTATAGAACAAACCGGCGATAACATTCTGACGTTAATGGATAAAGGTTATTACTCACTGGGACTGTTAAATGCCTGGAGCCTGGCGGGAGAACACCGCCACTGGATGATACCTCTCAGAAAGGGAGCGCAATATGAAGAGCTCAGAAAACTGGGTAAAGGCGATCATCTGGTGAAGCTGAAAACCAGCCCGCAGGCACGAAAAAAGTGGCCGGGACTGGGAAATGAAGTGACAGCCCGCCTGCTGACCGTGACGCGCAAAGGAAAAGTCTGCCATCTGCTGACGTCGATGACGGACGCCATGCGCTTCCCCGGAGGAGAAATGGCGGCTCTGTACAGTCATCGCTGGGAAATCGAACTGGGATACAGGGAGATAAAACAGACGATGCAACTGAGCAGGCTGACGCTGAGAAGTAAAAAGCCGGAGCTTGTGGAGCAAGAGCTGTGGGGTGTCTTACTGGCTTATAATCTGGTGAGATATCAGATGATTAAAATGGCGGAACATCTGAAAGGTTACTGGCCGAATCAACTGAGTTTCTCAGAATCATGCGGAATGGTGATGAGAATGCTGATGACATTGCAGGGCGCTTCACCGGGACGTATACCGGAGCTGATGCGCGATCTTGCAAGTATGGGACAACTTGTGAAATTACCGACGAGAAGGGAAAGGGCCTTCCCGAGAGTGGTAAAGGAGAGGCCCTGGAAATACCCCACAGCCCCGAAAAAGAGCCAGTCAGTTGCTTAACTGACTGGCATTACACCAGAAATGGTGCCTTTTTTATTGCAGAAAAGCGAGAGGTAATTATGCGTAAACTTTATGCCGCCATTTTGTCCGCAGCCATTTGTCTGGCCGTATCCGGTGCGCCTGCATGGGCGTCTGAACATCAGTCCACGCTGAGCTCGGGGTATCTTCATGCCCGGACCAACGTTCCCGGCAGTGATGATCTGAACGGGATTAACGTGAAATACCGTTATGAGTTTACGGACACACTGGGGATGGTGACGTCTTTCAGCTATGCAGGAGACAAGAATCGCCAACTGACCCATTACAGCGATACCCGCTGGCATGAAGATTCCGTTCGTAACCGCTGGTTCAGCGTAATGGCGGGGCCGTCTGTGCGCGTGAATGAATGGTTCAGCGCGTATGCGATGGCGGGTGTGGCTTACAGCCGTGTGTCGACTTTCTCCGGGGATTATCTCCGCGTAACTGACAACAAGGGGAAAACGCACGACGTGCTGACCGGAAGTGATGACGGTCGCCACAGCAACACGTCTCTGGCGTGGGGAGCTGGCGTGCAGTTTAACCCGACCGAATCCGTGGCCATTGATATTGCTTATGAAGGCTCCGGCAGTGGCGACTGGCGCACTGACGGTTTCATCGTGGGTGTCGGTTATAAGTTCTGATTAGCCAGGTAACACAGTGTTATGACAGCCCGCCGGTTCAGGCGGGCTTATTTGTGGGGTGAATATGGCAGTAAAGATTTCAGGTGTACTGAAAGACGGCACAGGAAAACCGGTACAGAACTGCACAATCCAGCTGAAAGCAAAACGTAACAGCACCACGGTGGTGGTGAACACGCTGGCCTCAGAAAATCCGGATGAAGCCGGGCGTTACAGCATGGACGTTGAGTACGGTCAGTACAGCGTTATTCTGTTGGTGGAAGGATTCCCGCCGTCACATGCCGGGACCATCACCGTGTATGAAGATTCCCGACCCGGTACGCTGAATGATTTTCTCGGTGCCATGACGGAGGATGATGCCCGTCCGGAGGCTCTGCGCCGTTTTGAACTGATGGTGGAAGAGGTGGCGCGTAACGCGTCCGCGGTGGCACAGAACACGGCAGCCGAGAAGAAGTCAGCCGGCAATGCCGGCACATCTGCCCGTGAGGCGGCAATCCATGCGACTGATGCTGCAGGCTCAGCACGCGCAGCCAGCACGTCAGCCGGACAGGCCGCTTCGTCGGCTCAGTCAGCGTCTTCCAGCGCAGGAACGGCATCAACAAAGGCCACTGAAGCGGAAAAAAGTGCTGCCGCTGCAGAGTCCTCAAAAAGTGCGGCGGCCACCAGTGCCGGTGCGGCGAAAACGTCAGAAACGAATGCCGCAGCGTCACAACAATCAGCAGCCACTTCTGCATCCACCGCGACTACGAAAGCGTCAGAAGCTGCCACCTCAGCCCGGGATGCGGCGGCCTCAAAAGAGGCAGCGAAATCATCAGAAACGAACGCATCCTCGAGCGCCAGTAGCGCAGCTTCCTCGGCAACGGCGGCAGGAAATTCCGCGAAGGCGGCAAAAACGTCCGAGACGAACGCTAAGTCTTCTGAGACGGCAGCGGGACAGAGCGCCTCAGCTGCGGCAGGCTCAAAAACAGCGGCTGCGTCGTCTGCCAGTGCCGCGTCAACAAGTGCCGGGCAGGCCTCAGCCAGTGCCACCGCCGCCGGAAAATCGGCAGAAAGCGCCGCATCATCCGCTTCAACAGCCACAACAAAGGCTGGCGAAGCCACTGAGCAGGCCACGGCAGCAGCGAGGTCAGCTTCCGCAGCGAAGACATCCGAAACGAACGCGAAAGCGTCGGAAACCCGTGCAGAATCCTCAAAAACGGCAGCGGCATCGTCCGCCAGTTCGGCGGCGTCATCGGCATCATCGGCGTCTGCTTCAAAAGATGAGGCGACCAGACAGGCGTCAGCAGCGAAGGGTAGCGCCACGACGGCATCCACGAAGGCGACAGAGGCAGCTGGTAGTGCGACGGCAGCAGCTCAGAGCAAAAGTACGGCGGAATCTGCAGCAACGCGCGCTGAGACAGCGGCAAAACGGGCAGAGGATATTGCATCCGCCGTGGCGCTTGAGGATGCGAGCACGACGAAAAAGGGGATAGTACAGCTCAGCAGTGCGACTAACAGCACTTCCGAGTCACAGGCGGCAACGCCAAAAGCCGTTAAGGCCGCGTATGACCTGGCTAACGGGAAATACACCGCACAGGACGCTACGACAGCACAAAAAGGAATTGTCCAGCTCAGTAGTGCAACCAACAGCACATCTGAAACGCTTGCTGCGACACCGAAAGCAGTGAAAGCAGCTAATGACAATGCGAATGGTCGGGTACCTTCTGCCCGTAAGGTGAATGGTAAGGCGCTTTCAGCGGATATAACACTGACGCCGAAAGATATTGGTACGCTTAACTCAACAACAATGTCATTCAGCGGTGGTGCTGGTTGGTTCAAATTAGCAACGGTAACCATGCCACAGGCGAGTTCTGTTGTTTCAATTCCGTTGATTGGTGGCGCTGGATTTAACGTGGGGTCACCTCAACAGGCAGGTATATCTGAACTTGTTTTGCGTGCAGGTAATGGTAATCCGAAGGGGATTACTGGTGCTTTATGGCAGCGCACATCGACAGGGTTTACAAATTTTGCCTGGGTCAATACATCTGGTGATACTTACGATATTTACGTTGCAATCGGAAATTATGCGACTGGTGTAAATATTCAATGGGATTATACCAGTAATGCCAGCGTGACGATTCATACGTCACCAGCATATTCTGCTAATAAGCCGGAAGGGTTAACGGACGGTACAGTTTATTCACTCTATACGCCATCAGAACAGTTTTATCCGCCTGGCGCACCAATCCCGTGGCCATCAGATACCGTTCCGTCTGGCTATGCCCTGATGCAGGGGCAGACTTTTGACAAATCTGCCTACCCGAAACTTGCAGTCGCTTATCCGTCAGGCGTGATCCCTGATATGCGTGGCTGGACGATTAAGGGCAAGCCCGCCAGTGGTCGTGCCGTATTGTCTCAGGAACAGGACGGCATTAAATCGCACACCCACAGCGCCAGCGCATCCAGTACGGATTTGGGTACGAAAACCACATCGTCGTTTGATTACGGAACCAAATCCACGAATAACACCGGGGCGCATACCCATAGTATTAGCGGGACTGCAAATAGTGCTGGTGCGCACCAACACAAGAGTTCCGGTGCATTTGGTGGCACGAACACGAGCATTTTCCCTAATGGTTATACCGCGATTTCAAATCTAAGCGCGGGGATTATGAGCACAACAAGCGGTAGTGGCCAGACTCGTAATGCAGGGAAGACATTATCAGATGGTGCTCATACGCACTCCGTTGCGATTGGTTCACATGGACACACCATCACCGTTAACGCTGCTGGTAACGCGGAAAACACCGTCAAAAACATCGCATTTAACTATATTGTGAGGCTTGCATAATGGCATTCAGAATGAGTGAACAACCACGGACCATAAAAATTTATAATCTGCTGGCCGGAACTAATGAATTTATTGGTGAGGGTGACGCATATATTCCGCCTCATACAGGTCTGCCAGCAAACAGTACCGATATTGCACCGCCAGATATTCCGGCAGGCTTCGTGGCTGTTTTCAACAGTGATGAGGCATCGTGGCATCTCGTTGAAGACCATCGGGGTAAAACGGTTTATGACGTGGCATCAGGGGACGCGTTATTTATTTCTGAACTCGGTCCGTTACCGGAAAATGTTACCTGGTTGTCGCCGGAAGGGGAATATCAGAAGTGGAACGGTACAGCCTGGGTGAAAGATGCAGAAGCAGAAAAACTATTCCGGATCCGGGAGGCGGAAGAAACAAAAAACAGCCTGATGCAGGTAGCCAGTGAGCATATTGCGCCGCTTCAGGATGCTGCAGATCTGGAAATTGCAACGGAGGAAGAAACCTCATTGCTGGAAGCATGGAAAAAGTATCGGGTGTTATTGAACCGTGTTGATACATCAACTGCACCTGATATTGAGTGGCCGACTTCACCTGCAGAGTAATCAACGGCGCAGGGATGATATTTTGTCCTTGAAGTGCCTCCCCGACTATTCAGATAGTCGGGGAGGAGGTATTGGGATTATACGCAATCAGTTTTAGTTAAAGACCGAAGTCTAATATATTGAATAAAAAGGATTAATTATCTAATACGCTCACCTTCTGCGAAATAATATAGTCATTTATACCTAGCTGGTCTTATGAATACACCTAAACAGGTGTATTACGTAATGAAACAGACTGGCGAGTATGTTTGAGCAAACTCCACCGAACTGCAGACGTTATGGTCATGTTGCATAGTGTTTGGGAATATAAAGAATTATATAGTAGTTTGTTGTTTGTAACCTGAAAAACAATAACGAACGTTATAATAAACTTGTTTGTTGTGCTGCTTTCACATTTTCTCATTAATCTTACCAGTAATATTTTTGTTGCTTTGTTGTTTCTGTTTTTTTATAAAAAAGAGGTGGTGCAGAGGAGGAAATACAGTGGATAAAAAACTAATTGCATTTTTGTGCACACTTATAATTACTGGTTGCTCGAATGGGATCGGAGATTCACCTTCCCCTCCGGGAAAAAATGTAGAATTGGTTGGAATCCCTGGACAAGGTATTGCAGTGACTTCAAACGGTGCAACTCCAACACTTGGAGCCAACAACACTGAGTTTCCTGAAGTTTCAATAATGAGCACTGGTGGGGCGCTGCTTACTATTTGGGCCAGACCTGTTCGTAACTGGCTTTGGGGGTATACTCCTTTTGATTCAGTAAATTTTGGTGAGAATCGGAACTGGAAGGTTGTGGATGGTAAAGATGCCGGCACAGTGAAATTTGTTAATGTTGCCCAGGGGACTTGCATGGAGGCCTTTAAAAACGGGGTGATACATAATACCTGTGATGATAACTCGTTATCTCAGGAGTTTCAGTTACTGCCTTCTACTAATGGTAATGTGCTTATAAGAAGTAGTGCCTTGCAGACGTGTATAAGAGCAGACTATTTAAGCAGAACTATACTGTCACAGTTTGCTTTTACAATCACCCTTGAGAAATGCCCTGGTGCAAAAGAAGAAACGCAAGAAATGCTATGGGCAATAAGTCCACCTGTCAGAGCGGCAAAACCAAATCTGATTAAGCCAGAGTTAAGACCATTCAGACCATTGCCAATTCCACCTCCACCTCATGACAAACCTGATGGAATGGAGGGAGTATGAAAAAATTATTATTCCTGTTAATGATTTTGCCGGGTATTTCTTTTGCAGATTTAAGCGATTTTAAAGTTGCAACCTGGAATTTGCAGGGTTCAAATGCACCGACAGAAAATAAATGGAACACACATGTCCGACAACTTGTTACGGGAAGTGGTGCTGTTGATATCCTGATGGTTCAGGAGGCAGGGGCAGTACCAGCTTCTGCAACGTTGACTGAGCGAGAATTTAGCACTCCTGGTATTCCGATGAATGAGTATATCTGGAATACCGGAACCAATAGTCGCCCACAGGAGTTGTTTATATATTTCTCACGTGTTGATGCATTCGCTAACAGAGTAAATCTTGCGATTGTTTCAAACAGAAGAGCTGATGAGGTGATTGTATTACCTCCTCCAACTGTTGTATCACGACCGATCATCGGCATTAGAATTGGTAATGATGTTTTCTTCTCAACCCATGCATTGGCGAATCGGGGCGTGGATTCAGGAGCAATTGTAAATAGTGTTTTTGAGTTCTTCAACAGACAAACGGATCCTATAAGACAGGCCGCTAACTGGATGATTGCAGGAGATTTTAACCGTTCACCGGCTACACTATTTTCAACTCTTGAACCAGGGATTCGTAATCATGTAAATATTATTGCTCCACCAGATCCAACGCAAGCCAGTGGTGGTGTTCTTGATTATGCGGTAGTTGGAAATTCAGTGAGCTTTGTACTTCCTCTGTTGAGGGCCTCGTTGTTATTCGGATTATTAAGAGGGCAAATTGCCTCTGATCACTTTCCGGTTGGCTTTATTCCTGGAAGAGGAGCAAGAAGATGAAAACAGTTATTGTGCTTTTTGTTTTACTGCTGACAGGTTGTGCTTCTGAACCTGCAAATCAGCGTAATCTTCTTACTCAGTTTGTCGGCAACAATGCCCCTGTAGACCCTGAACCCAGTCCAGTATTGGTTAATATCAGAAACGTTCTTACAGGGGGGATAATCCGAAATCCTGTTGGCAGTGACTTTAATGTAAATAATTGGGTTATATCTGAAGTAAAGACTAATGATTTGGATTTGATATCGGCACCGGGAGGGCATGTTCAGATTAAAAATCCTGATGGCAATGAATGCTTTGCTATTCTAAACGGGCAATTGGCAGTGGCTAAGCGGTGCTCTGAAAGTGACCGTAACGCATTGTTTACATTTATAACCAGTGATACTGGGGCTGTGCAAATCAAGTCAATAGGAAGCGGTCAATGCCTAGGGAATGGAGAGAGCATTACAGATTTCAGATTAAAAAAATGTGTTGATGATCTTGGGCGTCCTTTTGATACGGTGCCGCCGGGGTTACTCTGGATGCTGAATCCACCATTATCTCCGGCAATAATGTCTCCATTAACGAGCTGA